ATGACATGGATAAAACTGATTTACGCTTTTTAGACAAGCATGGGAAGTATGGTATTCTAAAGGCAAAGTTAACTGACAATTTATCGGATGGAGTCAAACAAGGATTTATTCTTACCCTATCTGAACTCAAAAAAGTAATTAACAAAATAGAAAGATAAACTCATGAGAATAACACAAAAAGACTTAGATGGTGCGCTTGATCGCATCAATAAACTAATCCCTCAAAAAACCTTCTCTTATTATAAGGCTCAAAATCATTACTATGTGGCAACTGCTATTGATGGTAGGCGACATATATCGGCAAAGACAAAGCAAAGTTTATACGATCAGTTATGGGCTTTTATAGAGGGCTTAGAAATACTTAGAACAATTGAAACAAACTAATACCATGAACTTACTTACTAAATCCAACCTACTCATGTGTCTATTCTGTGGCTGTGTATGGCTATGTATACTCGCATCAATACTTTTTAGCTAACACCTAACCTTATAAAAAAACAAATGAATAAATCCGAATTTAAAAAACTATACAGCAAGTTGCGTTTCATGCGAGCCAGTCATTGGTCTGCCATACAGCAATACGATTTACCTGACCAAGTTATTGAGACTTACTGGGAACGGGAGCAATCTTTCATAAATAGCCATCCAGTGCTTAAGAAATGGCTTGCAAACTAACTAACCGACATGAAACAATTTGAAATTGAACTAAGTGCTACTACTTACCGGACTTTTTATGTGACCGCTGAAAGTGCTGAACAAGCTGAAGAATTGGCTTGGGATGCGTTGGACGAAGACGAAGAAATAAGCGGAGCGTGGAAAGATAACGCCAAACTTGAAAGCATAGAGCCATGTCAGTAAGCTTTATCTACCAGAACTTACAATTCTACTATCGCATCGATCATCTCACACGAGCTTTACCTGTTGTCGCTTGGGGTTGTAGAGATTTACCTGTTCGTGGCGAAAGTGCGGACAAGGAAGCGATGATGACCGACATCCGTAACGCATTGAAAGCGTACCATCGAAGCTTACCTGCTCGTAAAAAATGTAAAGAGTGCGATTCAGACTTGCACTTGCGAGAAAACGAATCCAATCTCTGCGATACATGCAATCCGATAACAACCTAACCGACCCAGATTTCTTACCTATGAACGACCTATGCGACCAATCCCTTGAGGCTTTGATCCAACATTACCTGTCCGTGCAAAGGAAACTACCTGATAATGTAAGTGTCCGTGATAGGCTCGTGGAGCTTCAGCAAGAGTTGTTATCCAGGCAACCAAGTACGATTGAAGGAATGATCCGACAAACAACCGACAACCCAATAAACCAATGAGCTTAATAACAATAGGAGCTTTTGTACTTGCAGGATTACTGATCTTTGCCTGGGCTTACGATATGCTATGAATAACCGAGAGATATTACTTGATCCAATAGATCAGATAGAGGAGCTGATGTTCCATCTATTTAACAACGATATGAACCGAACGTTGGACGGAAGATGGCTTGACCTTTACCTGTCCTTGCAACTATACAAAGAACACCTTGAGAAACTGGAGGAGGAATGAGAGCTTACGACTTACCTAACTACGATTCTTATATTAACAGATACAACCCATACGATGATGAACTGGATGAAGAACTTGAAGAACACTTGGAAAACTTACGAGCGATGGATTATGAGGACGATCAAAGGGACTACTGCGAAGCGTACAAGATCGACTATTACGAGATCGAACACCACCTCAAATAGTGACCTGTTCTGGGAGGCTGAAGCGGACATACTGAGAGAAGATGCAAGAAGATTACTACGAAATAGAGTGGAATGATGTGCCTGTTGTACCGATTGACCACAAGGCTTTACACGAGGGCTTTCGGTACTTCTGGAACAACAATCAGATAACCGGATTCAAGCGGGACGCTAACGGAGAATATGTCCGTGACGAGAATGGCAACTTAATTGCTTATCGTACATCGAAACAGCGGGTGATGAACACTGGATGGTTTAATTTCAAGAACGAGAACAACTATGAGTAGTGGACATGTAGCTAAGATGCGTGAGTGGGGACGGGCACAATATCGTAACCGACAAGCCAAGCTACGGGCAGAGGGGGAGAGCAGTCACACAGCATCGTGTAAGCGTATGTTACAGAGTATGTGTCCGAAGTTAGGGGACAGGGTGAAGCACATCATCGATCAATTCAGTAGTCCAGGATACACCACACCACTTTACCTGACCTTCGTCATGGATATGTGTCCGTATGAGATTGCTGTTATCGCTTTGCGTACATTCCTCAACAATTTAGACAACCACTTAGCTATCGTAAAGATGGGACATCGAATCGGTAAAGCGTTTGAGAATGAGGCTAGGTGGAAGTATGCATTGGAAAACCTGAGCCACAATAAACAAGACTTGTTGGCTATACCTGACCGTAAAAAACAAAGTAAGATCAAGCAGTTCTACAAGTACGAAGATGTCCGTTTTGAGCTGTGGGATCACAGGAATAAGGTAAGTTTAGGCTGTTGGTTGCTCGAAGAAATTAGATGTTGTACTGGTCTTTTTGAGATAGGGTTTCGTGAAGGTAAGTATAATAAGAAATTACCTGAAAGATTTGTTTTACCTACCTCACAGTTCAAGGATTGGATGCATCGCTTTGATAAATGGAAGGAACAAGGACAAGTATTCAAGATGGCATTACCTGACCGTCCTGTTGATTGGTACGGGTTGGTCGGTGGTGGGTATGATATAGAAGAACTACCTGCACAAAACTTTTTTACTGGTAAACCTGTTGAATGGTTTGAGGGGAATAACTACGACCATGTCATGTCTGCTGTTAACCGATTACAACAGGTAGAATGGCAGATCAATACGGACATGTTAGATATTACATTGAAGTGTTGGGAGAATGAACGAGTGGTAGGAAACATCCCACAATTTGGAGAGATACCTGAGCAACCTTACTATACAGGTGGTGATGAGCAGGAGCTGATGATATGGAAGTTAAAGCAGAAAGATATAAAGACTACTAACGCTAGTAACAGCTCTAAAAGATTTCAAGCTTGTCGTATTCTGCACCTAGCTAAGATGTACAGTAAGTGGGACAAGATATACTTTCCGTATCGTTGTGATTATCGGGGCAGAGTGTACGCTATTCCGTACTACTTACATCCACAGGGACCTGACTTAGCTAAGAGTTTGTTAGACTTTAAGAACGGTCAGCAAGTGGTGGATGAAGAGGACTTGGAAGCGGTACTTATTCACGGTGCTAACATGTGGGGAGTGAAGGGTACACGAGAAGAAAGACTTGAGTGGGTAGGTAAACGCAAGGACTTTATCCTTGAAGCAGCGAATGATCCACACGGTACTGATTGGTGGACGGAAGCATCTGATCCGTTCTGTTTCCTGCGGTTCTGTTTAGAGTTTAAGAAGTTTACAGATGAAGGCTATGGATATGTGTCTTACTTACCTGTGCGTCAGGACTGCTCTAATAATGGTATGCAGATACTTAGTTTGTTATTACGGGACAAGGACACGGGCAGGATGTGCAACCTAGTGGAGGAAGACAAAGCTAATGACATGTACCAGTATGTAGCAGATCGTATCTATGATGAGCTGAAGAAAGACGGAGGTGTTATCGCTAAGTCCTGGATGCAGTACGGTATCAAAAGAAAGATCGCTAAGATGGCAGTGATGAACCGTCCTTATGGGGCTACTAGTTATAACTTGGTACAGGATTTATTTAAGAGTATAGGTATTAACCATCCGTGGAGTAGCACAGGTGAGATGTTAACTGCTGTCATATGGATCAGTAATATAATAAACAAGATAGCAGATGAGGTGTGTAAACCTGTTAACAAGGTGATGAAGTATCTGCGTGAAACTATTCGATGTTTACCTTACGAGAACGGCATTACTTGGACTACGCCTACAGGATTCAAAGTTAAGCAGGTCTTGCGGAAGTATAAGAAGTTGAAATTAGAATCTGTATTTGATAACACCACCGTATATTTAAATACCTACGCTGAGACAGATGAAGTAGATACCAAGCAACACGGCAACGCAGTGACTGCTAACTTTATCCACAGTCTGGACGCATGTATTGTACACCAAGTAGCTAATGAGGTTGACTTTGACTTGGCTACTATACATGACTGTTTCGTGACTCACTCTTGTAACGCTAAAAAAATCCACCGAATGGTGCGTGAAGCATACACTAAAACATTTTCTGTTGATCTCCTGACCGAGTTCAGAATGGAGCAA